AACGATCAACATCATCACTGTCGCCTCGAACGTCAGCGAAGCACTAACCGGCCTGGCGAAGAAGTAGCTTGGCCCAAGACATGAGCTCGGCGGTGTCCCAGTACGCGGGCACCGTCGAGAGTCTTGCCCGGAGGTACGACGGCAAGCGCGGAGCGGAGAAGGACGACCTCGTACAGGAGGGTCTGATCTTCGTGTGGCAGTCGCTGGAGAAGCGCATCTGCCCCTCTGCGGAAATGATCGACAACCGGATGAAGGACTACGTCCGGTGGCTGAACCGGAAGTCCGCAGTCCCGTACGAGGCCATGCTGCCCATCGACATGGTCGGCGAGTCGAACTTCGACCCCGACTACTTCGCGCAGCTGCCGAGTCGCGGCGCTGAAGGAAAGGTGCAGGGACGTCCCGCGGAATTCCGCAACCTGCACGGTACGCCGCCCCTCTCGGCGGATGGTTCGTAGCCCGTACGGCGAGAAGGAAATACGGGCGATGATCGAGACGTACGAGGTGCTCCGCGCGCAGGCGAACACATCACCGCGCGGTATGCGCGCTCTGATCTCGATAGCCGATCTTGACCGAGCACTAGCACGGCTGGAGAAGAAGCACTGGGAGGTCGTGCTCCTGCACGGGCTCATCGGCGTTCCGCAAGAGGGGACGGCCCAGCTCCTTCACGTTAGTCAGCAGGCGGTAAGCAAGCGCTACCGCAAAGGACTCGAAGACACACTCTTCTACATCAATGGAGGCACCTAACCTGTCCCAGCCCAAGCATGATCCACAGGCCTACGTCGAGTTGAAAGAGCAGGGCCTGAGCAACGTAAGGATCGCCGACGTTCTTGACGTCAGCGAAGCGGCCGTACGCCGCGGCCTCCACAAGGCCGAGCGGGCCGGGCTCATCGAGCCGCAGTACCTCGTGCCGACCTACGCACAGCAGCGTGTCGCTGTCTCCCTGGAGAAGCCGATCCGCATCGACGTAGCGAAGGACGGCCCCGGCGCAGTGACCGCTGACTGGCATCTGCCGCTCACGGATTTTCCGCTGGTGAACACGTTCATCGAGCACGCCCGCGAGGTCAAGGCCACGAACTGGCTCCTGATCGACGGGGACTTCTTCAACCTGGACGCACTGTCGGTGTTCGACTTCAAGCAGGAGAGCGGCGGCCTACCGGCCGAGTTGTACGCCTCGACCTGCACGATGTCGAAGCTGCTGGAGACCTTCGACAAGGTCTACTTCAGCTGGGGCAACCACGACGCCCGCGTGCATCGCTCGCTCGGGTACAAGGTGCCGTTCGCCACGGCGATGCGGATGATGTTCCACGAGCTGGATCCGAAGCTCATGGATCGCATCACCCTGTCGAACCTCGATCACCAGATCGTGGAGACCCCGCGCGGCCCTTACTTCGTCGCGCACCCGAAGTCGTACACGAGCGTGCCGCTGTCCGGGGCTCGTCGCCTCGCATCGGTGAAGCTCATGAACGTCATTACCGGGCACTCGCACCACACCGCCATCGGGCATGACCCGAGCGGGCGGTTCACGGTCGCAGAGATCGGCGGCTTCTTCGACAAAGAGAAGACGCAGTACCTGCAGCGGTCAACGAACTACCCGAACTGGCAGAACGGCTACGGCTTCATCGACAGCGAGGGCTACCTCACCGTCGAGGGCCAAGGTTGGTCGAGTCGGATGGGGAGGCGGGCGTCATAGCCGCCACGATCAAAACCCTACGGGCGCTGGTCGAGGAGAAGCTGGACGAGATCGGCCTGCATAACTTCGACTTCACGAACGTCACCATTGAGTGGGAGAACGACGTCGATGCTTGGCGCATCTCCGCGCTCATGGTGCCGAGCCATAGGCGGATCACATGAAGGCGGTCATCTACCTCAATCCGGAGTTCTTCGACTTCGAGACGCGGATGAGGATCTACCTGCTCGGCTTCCTGCCGACGCGTGCGCTGCATCGCTTCTCGTGGCGGACGTTCACACCGCTGTTCTGGAAGCACTGGCAGCCGAGCCGGATCCTTCGTCGGCGGTACCCGCGATGAGGTTCCCGCTTGTCCGTCGCAAGACGGCGGACGCCGAACGGCGGACGGCCCTTGCGCGGGCGCAGGAGACCTTCGATACCGGCCTCGCGCTCGCCAATCGGAGAGCGGGCCGGGCCGAGGCTCGTCTGGTCGAATGGGGCCGCGAGCAGGTGGAGCGGTTCGAGGCGTACCCCGACTACGCGCGTGACGCGCGTCAGATCAACGTCCTCATCAGCAACACCGCGATGCACTACCTGCAGCGTAACAACGACGCGGCTGCTATGGCCGAGAACATCGGCCGCGCGGTCACGGTCGAGCTGTTCAAACTGATGGCCTCCGAGTGACCTACACGGTGCACTTCAAGGGCGGGGAGCTGGGCGGCGAGACGCAAACGTGGAGCGAGTATCCGCCGCGGCGTATCCGCTGGCCGGTTCTAGGCAGGGTCGGCGGCTACATCTCCGAGACCGGGACACTGCCGCTGCCTATGACTGAGGACGACGTCTACTACTTCGACCGACCGGCAGAGCAGCAACGGGCAGGAGTTCTTCTATCGGTGGGATCGACCACCGATAGGGGCCATGCGCCGCAGGATCGACTGCCTCCTCGCTCGCGTCGAGGAACTGGGGAAGCCACAGCCTCGTGCGGGGCTCATGCGGTTCAGTAGGTAGACTCCGTCGGGTGTTCTTTCCCTGGCGGGGAAGAAAACAGTGGGCCCCCAGTGATGGGGGCCCTTTTCTTCGTTTAGCGGCCGTCCGGTGTGACATAAATAGCTTGCGGCCGGAGCGCCCGGCTTCGTCCGTGGTGGGGACGTCGGGTAACCCCGGCCGCATACCAAGGTAGGGCGTGGGCGGCGGTCTGTGTCATACCGGGTCGTCCGCGTACAGCTTGAGGATCCCGCGGTGCAGCTCCTCGACAGCCACGTTGACGTAGTAGCGGTCACGCACCGTCCGCGCCGACCAGCCCATGATCCGGTCGATGATGTTCTCCTGCACGCCGTTCCGCGCGAGGCTCGTGGCCACCGTCCGCCGGTAGTCGTGCGGCGTGTAGAAGGGGGAGAGGCGCTTCGTGATGTCCTGGATCGTCTCGGACGCGATGCCGCGCTTCCCCGTCGAGTAGACGACGAACGGCCCGAGGTTCTCGCACTTGCTGAGCACCTCCCCGAGCGCGGGGTGGATCGGGATCAGCCGCAGCTTCCCACCCTTCCCGACGACACGGATCGTCTGGTCATCCAGGAGGACGTTCTCCTCCCAGCGCAGTCCGACGATCTCGGCCCGCCGCATCCCGGTGTACGCCAGGAGGTGGAAGAAGATCCAGTCCCGCTGCAGCGTGATGCGGTCGCGTACCGTCCGCAGGCACTCGTTCGGGATGATCGTGGGCTCGACGTCCGGGCCCTTCGCGACCTCCAGGTCGAGCGCCGGGTTCGCCCGGATCGTGCCCCGGAGGATCGCGTAGTTGTACGCGGCCCGCACGTACTTGAGGTGGGTCTCGGCCGTGCTCGGCTTCAGCTCGGCGGCCAGGTTGTCGAAGTAGTCCTCCAGCTGGACGTACGTAGCGGTCTCGGCCGTCAGGCCCTGGGCCGCGAGCCAGCGTTCGAGCCGGGTGGACGCTGTGGCGAAGCCCGCTAAGCTGTGCGGGCTCTTGCGTTTGCGCCTGAGACGGTCTGTGTACTGCTCGAAAACAAGGGACATGCTGCCTCCTATGAAGTGTTCTACCTAGACACTGTACAGGAGCCAGCCTATCTGTCAACTGCACTCGTAACCTGCTGGCCCCTCTACGACTGGAGACCCATTGAAGCACACGAGTAATGCTCTATGGCTTGATTTTCCGTTGCGTACGTCGCGATGGCTTCCCGTCCTGCGGATGCTCGTTCCGCGCCGTTGGGCGGTGCAGCTGCGCGGTAAGGTCTACGTGCTACGGCTGCCGGAGTAGCTCAGTTGGTAGAGCACGCCCCTCGTAAGGGCGGGGTCAGCGGTTCGAGTCCGCTCTCCGGCTTCAGGGCCGCCCGCCGCTAGGAAACCGGCGGCCCTCCAGCCGAAGACCCCTACATTCCTACGTTGTCGAGCGCCTGCTCGACGAGCCTAAACAGCCGGTACGTGTGCGTCGGGCACCAGGCCGCGGCTGCGTATATGAGATCACCGATGATGGCTTTCACTTCGTGCTCCCCTTCTTCCGTGGTGGGTGTTGTTGCCAAACTATCGGCCGGTGTTGCCATCTCGCCATAGGCCGTTCGGCCCATCTTTAGCCACGAAAAAACGCCCCCTGGGCCTACCCCGTAAAGGGTAGAGCCAGGGGGCTCTTTTTGTGCTACACGAGCTGCGACATGTGCTCGACGTAGAGGATGCCGTCCCACCAGAGGGGAATCGGCAGCGGTGCCTCGTGCTGATCACGGAGTCCGTAGAACCCCACGAGCCGTGCAGCGTTGACGCCGTGCACGATCAGATCCTTGAAGGCCTGATCGCCCGCGAAGGGCGTCATGTCGCCGCCGTAGAACTGCGGAGCGACACGCAACTGCGCGTACTCGTTGAGCAGCTCGACGAGGCTGTCATCGAACCAGCCCGCCTGCATCGACTCCAGCGTCCAGACGATGTTTCGTCCGGGCTGCAGTCGGCGGAACTCGCGCAGGAACGCCTCGGCGTACACCGGGTCATGGTGCTCCATGTCGAGCATGACCGGCATCGGTGCCAGCGGCGTCAGCGTGCCGTCGGTGTTCGCCTTGAGCGAGCCGAGGCGCACTAGGTGCTTGAGCACCTTCTGCACCGCGGCCTCCGGCGTCGGCCAGCCGTCCCAGCTCGGGTCGTAGTCGAGCCCGACCTCGTAGCCGAGTCCGCGCAACGTCTTCGCGACGTCGGCAGTGAACTGCGAATCGCGGGCCTCGTAGTAGAGGCGCGTGACGCCGTGTGCCTTCAGCTTCGTGCCGTCCGGCCACTTCGGGCCGCCCATGAGGATCAGTGCTGCTCTCACAGTGTCATCGTCCTTCCGCGTACGCGGTGCCAGACCGCCTTGGGGATGTGCTTAGGACGAGGGACGACGTGCGGCTTGTTCGGCTTCGTGGTCATCTTGCGAATGACCTCCGCTTGACGAAGCAGGATCGACCAGTTGAGCGCGCCCGGATCCCAGTGCGAGTTCTCGGGGATCTCGACGTGCCCGTACCACCCCGCGGTCTCGCCCCAGTGCCCCGCCAGCCGACGCGAGAAGGTGGGCGTAGCCCACGGCTGCGGCGGCATGATGTCCACGAACGGCCGCGTCAGCGGGATATTCGTGGGAGCGAGCGAGAGCGTAGCGAGCAGGTGCGCGAGACTGTTGAGCGTCTTCGCGTCCGGCAGCCACCGTGTGGTGCGACTGTGCCCGGCCACCTCGATCTGCACGCGCGCCCAGCCGTTGGTCGGCGGGTTGCGGGTGTGTTCGAGCGCAGCGGCGATGAAGCCGAGCGGGATGTGCTGGATGATTCGTCCAGGCCCGACTGTGAAGGTCGGGGAGTAGTGCTGCCGGAAAACCGCCAGGCCAGATTCGAGTGAGCCCTCAATCGTGTGCATCACGCCCTGCGGATGAACGCGCATATCAACGCGCTCGGCGGGGTGAGGCATAGGCATGTGCTCGACCTTGTGCCCGGCGGCTCCCCAGAGCCAGCCGGAGGAGGTCATTACTCGTCCGGGAAGAACATGGTCTTGCCGAGGATCTTCTCGACCAGCGTACCGACCAAGAAGAGTAGCCAGCTGGCGAGTTTGCCGACCAACTTACGCGCCGATGATCTTCGAGACGATGTCTACGATCCCGACGCTAGCGCCGAGGGAGAGAAGAACGCGGACGACGATGAGGGCGGCGAGACTGCGCTCGGCCTTGACGGCGTCGGTGGATGCGACGGCGGCCACAACGGCGCGCGCGACGCGCTTAACAACTGCGGGCATGTGATTCTCCTTAGTTCTGTGTGTGTGCGAGGATGTGTACGAGCGTGGTGACGCTGGGCGCGAGAGCTACGATCGCGACAAGCAGACCGGCGATCTTCTCGTTCCTCGACCAGCGATCCTTGCCGTCGAGCAGAAGGGCTTTGGCGACTGCCTTCGTCCCTTCGGAATCTCGCTCTAGCTTGTCAACCCGGACGATGACCTTCTCCATGTCCGTACGGCTAGCGGCGGATTCGGCGATGTGTTCCAGTCGGTCGAAGCGGTCGTCAATGCGCTGCAGCAGCTCCTTCGTGGTGTACGTAACCTTCGCCTCGGTGATCTCGGCGTCCTTGTTACTGAGTTCGTGGTCCAATTAGTCCACCTTGACGGGGTTAGAGGGACGGAGTTGTCGGAGCGTCTTGAGTGCGGCGGCAACCTGGATCGCCTGCTGCATCGGCCCGACACGCTTCGCTTCCGGCGTGAGCGGGATCATCTGGTGCGGTTGAAGCTGTGCAACAGTTCGAGGTGCCGCCGGAGCGACCGGGCCCTGCGGAGTCACGGGACGCGGAGCCTGCGGAGCCTGACCCGGCGTGGCGAGCTGACGAACGTGCTGTGCGGCGAGGATGGTCTTCATGACCGAGTCGATTCCCGACGTGTCTGTACCGGCAGGGATCCCTTGCAGGTCGGTCGGCGGTGTGTAGGCCGGAGCCGGTGCGTTCACGAGGGAGGCCGGAGCGTCAGAGCCTGGGCCTGCGTTTCGTGAGGTTGCGCCCTTGAGCAGGCCGTTGACGACGTCCGCAACTGAGGACGGAACGTCTGCACCGACGTGGTAGGCCTCGGGGTGGCCTGAGTTGATCGCGGCCTCGGCCCCCATGATGCTGGACATCGCGCGCCACTGCGCCGTCGGATCTCCGGTGATACCGAAGTCCTTCGGGGAGTAGCCCTGCCTCTGCAGCTGAGCGAGCCTCTGCTTCGCATACGCGACTGCGCGCGGATCCTTCGCGTCCGTGGACTGTGAGAACCCGGCGTTCGTGTACACACTCGGGCCGTCAACTTGCGTCCCGCTCTGCGTACCCGCCACGGCGGAGCTGGCGTTGTTCTGCATCTGCGAGAGCTGCTGCGGGCTCATGTCGTCGAGCGTGTACCCAGCGGTGCTGCCCTTCCAGTTCTGGGCGCTCTGGCCCGGAGCGAGCAGCATCGTGATCCGGTTCTCCGGGACGCCAGCATCGAGCAGCGTCTGACGCATGGCATCGACGTCCTTGTGGTCGGACGTCTTAGCACCGAACGTCTCGGCCTGCACGTTCCCGCCGTAGTCGATGTAGGGCTTGTAGTTGAAGTCCTTCTCGCCCATAACGGACACGGAGAGCGGCGGGCCGGAGCCAGCCGGAACGTACTTCTGGTACTCGGCCATCATCTGGGCCGACCAATTCCAGCCCTTCGAGCCCTCGTACCCCTTGCCGTCCTGCTCGATGTTCGGGATGATCGAACTCGGCTTATACTGCTGGACGATGGCCGCCATCTTCTGGGCGTAGGCCGCAGGATCTGCGCCGGTTCCGGCGGGGATCCAGATGGCGGGGTTCATGCCGTTCTCGCGCGCGCGAGCAACCTGCTCGGCGAGATGAGGATCGTTCGCATTCAGCGCGACCGTGACGCCCTTAGCGGCGAGGGTCTTGTAGTCCGGCTGTACGGACTCCGTGGAGCGTGAGTAGATTACGTTGTCAGCCATCGACCCTCCTATCTCTGGTTAGCGCCGTCATCGACGTGCGGCGGGTCGAGCCCGCCGCGGTAGAAGCCCGGCACGTTGCCGGAGCGAAGGCCGTACTTGGATGCTGCGGACTGGAGCGCGACCCCGAGCGGGATCCATCCCTTGTTCGGGATGAAGACGTCGCCGTCCATCGCGTCTCCGGTCGTGTGGTTCGAGCGGGCCACACCGCCGACCGCGGCGTTGTGCTCCGGGCTGCGGTAGCCCGAGCGGACGCGAATCTTCGTGCCGCCGACCGACATGGCCGCCTGACCCAGACTGCGGAGGAAGGCAGGTTTGACGCCTGCCGTGTTTCCGATGTACTGGATCTGGCCCTTGTAGGCCGCGGCGTTCTTCGGTACGACAGGGCCCTGAGCCCCGCCGGGAAATTGCTGCTGCGCCTTCTCCGCCTGCTTGCGCGCGATGGCCATCGAGAGGAGGTCGCTGCCGCTCGGCCCTCCAGGCTGCATAAGGGAGGCCGTGGCCATGGCCTTGAGCGCCTGCTGTTGCAGAGCCTGTACAGCGCCCCCTCCTGCACCACTCGCCCCAGGTGCTCCTCCGGGCGGTGCGGCAGGGCTGCCGGGCACCTGTACTGGGCCCGAGCCTAGAACGCGTAGGACGCCCCCGCCGGTTCCCCAGGGGGAGTGAGCGACGGCCGTCCCGATCTGCTCCGCGGTCGCCTTCCCCGAACGGAGAAGCCCGACGACGGAGCCGTAGTGCCCATTCAGCAGCGTCTGCGCGGTGGCGTGGATGCCCTGCTGCGCGCTCTTGTAGACCTTGACGCCGACCGAATTGTAGTTACCGGCCCCGCTTGAGGGCTGCGTCGTATTCAGCGGGTTGAAGCTCGCGGATCCGCCCTCGGCCTGCTGCCAGGCCTGGAGCGCACGCATGTTCTGCGGGGTGATGGGGGCCCCGATGGAATGCAAGACCCCCACGGCCCAGCCGTGAAATGCTGCCAAGTGGAGCCCCCTCTCTTAGAACAGACCGTGTTGGACTTTGCGCTTCTTGCGCTTCTTGACGCCTTGCTCTTTGTTAGCCAGCTCGTGCGCCCTTGAGGTGTTAACTTCCTTGACCGGCAGGCCGAGCAGGCCGAGGGCCTGCGACTTCGCGTCCTTGCGGTACAGGAACGGAGTGACCTTGCCAGTGCGTGCGTTCGGGTGAGGCTGCTGCTCGCCTGTAACCAGCGTGGTAGCCAGCCGCATCTCCGATACCTTGCTCAGCACGTCCGCCAGCGTGGACGGAACGAGCCCGCCCTTCGTGCTGATCGGGACGTCTGTGCCGACACGGTGGCCGGTGATGTGCTCCATGGCGCTCACGAGGAACGGGTTGACACCGCTTGCGATGTCTGACCCAGCGTGGTCCGACCCGCCGACCGTGAGGCCGCGCACGAGTCCGGCGATGTCGCCGACCGTGGAGTAGGGGTTCATGCCGTGTGTTCCGAGCACCTTCCCCTTGCCGAGCCCGAGCATCGAGAGCGGGACGACGCCCTCCATGTACGTAGGAACCTTGCCGATGATCTTCTCGACGGTGTCCTTGCCCTCCGTACCCATCTGGCCCGCCATCGCGAGACGCACGGGATGCTCATCGAGCATGGACGCCGTGTGCAGCGTGATGTGCTTGTTCCAGGAGTAGAACGGCATGATCTCGCGAGCCCCACGTTCAACCTTGTTGAACGTGCGGTAGTCGCCCATCGTGTCGAACGCGCGCTTCGCCGTAGCGTTACGCAGAGGCATGCTCGCTTCGAGCGCGGAGTTGGCTGCCTCCTCGAATGAGGCCCCTGACTTCATCGCGGCCTTGACCTCGGCCGATCCGCGCAGATGCGCGTTCAGCGAGACGAGCTTAAGGAACTGCTCCTGCTTGTGGATGAGCGGGTAGAAGCCGCTCTTCAACTTCCCCCTGACGCCTTTCGTTGAGCCCATCCCGCTGAGCGGGTTGTCGAACGCGCTCGGGGAGTCCATGACGTCGTGGAAGTGACGCTCGATCCCGTGCCAGTTAAGCGCCTCGGTGCCGTGCGTGATGAGGCCCATCGCGGCCTTGCGGTTCCCCGACTGCCGGAAGGCGTCCAGGAACCCGTGCACGAGAGCCACCGGCCGGTGCTCGGCGATGGTCATGGCGACGTTGCCGACGCTGTTGTTCATCAGCGAGCGCGGGGCCCAGCCGACCTGAATGAGCTTCCAGGGCGTCGTGACGATCCGAAGCAGGGAGGACGCGCCGTGGCTCGCCTCTGCCATCATGTTCTGCGCGGTGTGCTTCGGGACGACGAGGAGCTTACCCTCCGGCGACTTGGCCGCGAGATGTCCTTCGTCCGTAATCATCCTGTGGTGTGCCCGCTCCAACTCGCCGGGGTAATCGGCAGCCGTCTTCGCGTGACTCGTCAGATTCAGCGGAGTCTCGCGCACGAAGAGGAAGCCGGGGGGCGGCTTGATGTCCTTGCCGTTCCAGTTCTCCGCGATCTTGGGGCCGTCCCAGGTGTGGGCGTACGTCTTGAACTGCTCGTAGTTGTGGCGCAGGATGGCTGTGCGCTCCGAGACGGAGCCCAGCTTCTCCCCGGCCGCTACGAGCGCGGCGACCTGCGCGTGGTACGCAACTTCCTTGTCGAGCTGGTTGTGCAGCGCGACCCGGTTGTGCATGACCTGGCGCGCCAGAGTCCGGCCAGCCCTCGCCGTCGGCGTGAGCCAGTTCGGCAGGTATTGCTCCGTCTTGGTCGCCAGCTCGTGCAGCGCCACCTGGCGCATGCTCGCGAGCGGGGCGCGCCGGAGCTGCTTCGTGACCGCGATACCCTCTGACGTCTTCGTCTTCATCTCGGTCGCCTTTGCGGCCTTGCCGAGCTTGCCGATGAACGAGGCCTCGCGGAACCCGGCATCCGCCGTGTCGAGCGCGAGGGAGGCCCCGCCCGTGAAGGGCGCGGCTGCGATACCAGCGACGGCGGCGATGTCGAGGATCGGCGCGAGCGGGTGCGCGTAGAAGTTGTGGGCCCACTGTCCTACGTGGCCGTGGAAGAGCGGCGACCAGTCCTGCCAGCTCGACTTGCCCATCTCCTCGATGGAGCGGATCGGATGCGACACCGTCTGCACGAGGCCAGGGCCGAGGCCCATCGCTGTGTGGCCGATGTCTTCCGCCAGGTGCCCCGCGAACTTCGCAGGGGCACCCAGCGCGTGTAGAAAGCCGCCGGACTTCGACGACTTAGCGGGGGCCCTGTAGAGCTTCTTCGGCGGGGAGTACATACCCATTAGGGCCTCCTCTCATTTGTGGCTTAGCCTTGGCCGTACCAATGGGGATCCGGCTGGATCCCGAGCCCGCGGAGCGTGGCCATCGCTGACTGAGCGACACGGGGATCCTTGAGGTTGAGTCCCATGCCGAGGTAAGCGTTGTTGACCATCTGCACGACCTGCTGCGGGTTCTTGCCCTTCGTGCTGTAGCCGGGCATCTGATTGCCTTGGTCGTCGTACGCGATGAACTGATTCATCGCACCGTTGGACGCCTTCGCAAGCGTGTTCGGTGACGTGGCCGAAGCACCACCGCCCGCGATCTTGAGCCCGTTCATGAGAGCGGCCTCTTTCGCATTGGACAGGTTCAGCTGGTTCGTGAACCGCTGCTGAGCGAGCGCGTTGTTGTCGGAGCGGATCTTCATCAGCGCGTCGATGCGCGCAGCACCCTTAGCCGTCTTGGCGTCAGTGAGCTTGTTCTGCAGATCCTTCATGTCGTTGCTCTGTCGAGTAAGCTCGCGCGTGTTCGCGCCAGCCGACTCGGCCTGCATGAGAGGCCGGACGTCCGCGTTGTACTGATCCTCGTTCGCGGAGAGCGCCTGCAGCATGTCGGCCCCACGCTGACCTTCAGCGGCGACCATGCCGGAGCCCTCGTTAGCCGCGCCCCCGAGAGAGGCGACAACCGACTTCACGGCGTCACGGATCGAGTTAGTGCCTGCGGCACCGATCTCGGCATCGCGCCCGGCCGCGGTGGCCTGCGACGCGAGCACTTGGTCGTACCAGTGCCCGATGTCGTGCGTGTTCTGCGCGTTCTGCGCCGGGGCTCGGTCGATCTGACGCTGAGCGTCAGTGACGGCCTGTCCCGCGGTGCCGTTGGCGATGACGTCCGCGAACGACTCCGGCGTGTCAACGCCGATGCTCGTCCCGATGTCATTGAGGTTGGCGAGGTCTACGCCAAGCCCACCCTTCGGCCCCGTCTGCTTCTTCCCAGCGGGAGCCGCAGGAGTCGGAGCCAGCTTGCCGGTCTGTGCGCCGAAGAGGCTGTGCGGAGGAGCAGCCTTCGGGGCGTAGACCTTGGCCGCCCAGGTGTTGTACTGCTTCGGGGGCTTGTTCGAGACGTAGGCGTCAATCGCCGTCTTCGTCTGCGCGTCCATCTTTCCCGATGTCGGAACCTTGTAGCCCTTGGCCGCCAGGAGCGTCTGCACCTGCTTGGCCGAGAGGCTGTGTAGGTTCGCCTGCCGGTTGACGGACGACTGTGCGCCGAAGAGACTCTTCGGCGGCTGCTTCGGCGCGGTCTGCTTGACCTTGGGCTTCGGCGTGTTGTTCTTCGTGCCGGGGCCGCGCTCCCACAGCTGATCCTTGACTACCTTGGGAGGTGTCTTCGGCTTGGAGCCTGCAGCCCGCTGCCACAGTTCATCCTGCGGAGCCTTGGGCGGTGCCTTAGCCATTCGCTACCTCCCTCACTTCTTCTTGACTTGGGTGAATGTGGGCTTCTTCTTCGCTACGACCTTGGCGACCGTCTTAGCTACGCGTGACGCACTCGGCTTCGCGGGGGCCTTCGCCTTCTTGAGGGCTGCGTTAGCCGCTGCCGTGGCAGATGCGCCGCCACCGGGCGCGTTCACGTAGCCGGTGTAGCCGCCAGCGATGTGCTCGGCTGCCGCCCCGGTGTAGGGGTCGGTCGCTGCGGAGAGCGTGCCCCCGTCGTAGGGAGTGCCGTAGTCGGTTGAGTCGGACGAATTGTCGCCATAGTTCGCGGGGTTGAAGTTCCCGTTGGCGATGGCGTTCTGTGCGTCCTGAAGCTGCTGCTCGTAGAGCGCCTTGTCGTAGTCGTACTTAGCCTGCGACTGCTGATCCTGGTAGTCGGTGAACTGGTTGGCGAAGTTCTGCCCCAGATGCGCCGAGTCCTGACCGAAGCCGTAGCGAAGATCGCTCTGCGCCTTGTTCGCCATGCCGCCGTGTAGGCCGCGCTCCTGTGAGTTGAACTCGGCCTGTTGAGCTTGGTCGGCGTGGCTTCGCAGCAGCGACTGGAAGTCCCCGAAGCGGTTGTTCGGATCCACGCGGACGTTCGCGAGAACGCCCGTGGTCGGATCGACATCGCCGAGGTAGCCGTACTGCTGCAGGGTCGAGCCCCGTTGTCGGTTGATCCGCGCCAACGTGTTGTTGTACGCGGTCTTCCCGAGCAGCGCGACGTTCATCTGGCCGACTGCGCCAGGGACGGGTGCGTCGTAAGGGGTGGACATTTATGCGAACTCCCAGATGCGGATGATGCCCGCGCCGCCCGTTGAGCCGCCAACCGTGCCTCCGGCCCCAACAGAGATAGAGCCGCCGCCACCGCCTCCGTACTGGGTGCCAGCCTTGCCGACCGCCGTCGTACCGCCGGACATGTCCGCGATACTTCCTTGCGCGGGGCCGAAGACGCTGCCGCCACCTGAGCCGCCCAGACCTGTCGCAGCCAGGATGCGGAGACCGTTACCGCCCCCGCTGCCGTCCATCTTTATGTCGCCTGTCGAGCCGGAAGCGGCCCCTCCAGCTCCACCAAGTACGGTGGTGCCTGAGACTCCCGCAGCGCCGCCGAGGCCAGCCTTGGCGACCACGACGGTAGAGTCGAACGTGGAGTCTGCGCCAGCGTTTCCGGCCGCCCCTGCGCCGGAGGCTGTTGCTCCAGCACCCGCGACGTAGGCTTTACCGGAGAAGTTGGATGTGAGCAGCTTGGCCGCATATGCACTGCCCCCGCCGCCACCGCCCGTAGCAGTATCCGCGCCGCCCGTAGCAGAGCCGCCACCGCCGCCGCCCCCTCCGACCATTTCGATCCAGACACGAGTCGTGCCTGCAGTCGGGGTATAGGAGCCAGCGCCGGTAAGCACCTGCACACCGATGAGCGAACCCGCAGCGACCGGTACGGCTAGGACTCCGTCGTCCCGAACGAACTTGGAGCCGGTCGGTGAGCCGGAGGCGATGCTCGAAATGCCGAGGCGCGTGATGCTTGAGCGATCCCAGCTTGCGCCGTTCCAGACTGCGGCCTCACCCGAGACGATGCCTGCGGGCTTGACCACGCGCGCTGCGAGCAGTGCGTCGATGGCGTCCATCTGCGCGTTGCTGCCGAGCCCTGACGGGGCGTCAGCGGACGTGTTGAACTTCGGGATGCCTAGAGTAGTAGGCGCACCAGTAGCGTCTGTTGCCATGTAGCGCCTCCTTTAGGCGATCTTGAAGTGAAGGCCGTCGAGGACGACCGAGGTGTTGTTCGACGGCGCTATAGGGGTGACGGTGCCGTCAGATCCGATGTCCACGCGCCCAGTGGTTCCATTCGAGAGCGTGAGTAGCGACTTCGTGGAAATCGGCCGGTAGCCCGGCGGCAGCGTGAACGCTGCGCTCCCCACGGTGCCGCTCTTGATGACGCCTATGAGTTCAACCCAGCCGCCCGGCCGCTTGATGTACGAGGCGTTCGAGTAGGGCGCGCCGTAGTGTGCCCAGCTGCTAGCGAACGCAGGCTGACCGACCGTCGCGATGACCTTGGGGGTCGCGAACGCGAGGAAGTCCGCCTGGTCGCCAATCGTGATCTTCTTCGAGACGACCAGCTCCTCGACAGTCAACTGCGGGAGGAAACTAGTCGGGTAGCGATCCTGGAGATCACGTAGATACCGGGTGAGCCAACCTACGGTCAGCTCACCCAGCGACTGATCTGCCACGTTAGATCCTTCCTGGCCGCTTCAGCTTGTAGCCGATAGCAAACGGCCCGATCTGCAGCCGCGTCATGGACGGGGTGGATTGGTATAGCCGGAAGCTCAGGTGCGTCGATGCGCGCTGGAACTTCACGCGCTTCGGCTTGAAGACGCCCTGCACGAGGAAGGCCCAGGTGGCGAACTGCGCGTTGACCGCGTCCCAGTTGGCGACCGAGTTCTTCAGCGTGTCCCAGGTGAGCACCGACGCGGGGAACGTAGAGCTGAGTACCTGCCCGAAGTCGTTCAGGCCGATGACCGTGTCCACCTTGATGTCGCCGCCCTGCGCGAGGTAGTGCATCATCAGCTGCTTGAACTTCTTCAGCCGCGTGCTGTCCCCCTCGGAGAACTTCTTCGACTCGTAGAAGAAGTCGGGGCCCACGATCTGCCAAGCTCGGTACGTCGTGTGCGTACCCGAGCCTGCGCTGGACGTGTTGACCGCCGCGCCGCCAAGTGTGAGAGACACCTCAAAGACGTCCACCGTGAACCCGGCAGCGATCACGTAGTAGGTCGTCCCCACCGCGAGGCCGGTCGGTAGTGCGCCGGTCGTTGTGAAGGTGACTGGATCCCCGACCTTCAGCCCGTGCGCGACCTTCGTGAAGACCGCGGGGGATGCGTTGGTTATGGTGGTGGCACCTATCGACACTTCCGTATCCGAGGAGATCGGGTCTGTGCCTTCCTCATTGAAGAGGGCCTCGCCTTCGGCGATGAAGGCGTGGTCTGTGGCCTCTCCGTCGATACGGCCGTTCACGAGGAACCAGGAGTGCTTGCCCGCGCTCGACGGCAGTGTCACAGCGCCGCGGATGTTCGTGTTCGTCATCACCGTGACCGCGCGCGTGACCATGTTGATGACGAAGGTCATCTGCGTGGGGGTGTGCGAGACGACGCCCTTGATGACCGGAATGGTCGGGCTGATCTTCTCGACGAATAGGAAGTAGTGGTCGCGGTTAATCATCGAGTACATGCGGTACGTGGCCGGGTCGAACGTGCGGATCGAGTTCTTCCAGTAGTCGCCCAGCTTCGGGCGTACCGGATCCGACGTCAGGTTCTGTGCGGTCTGGCCGTCGAAGAAGTGGATCCCTTCGCGACCGGCCCAGATGACGCCCCCGCCATACTGCTGCACGGACATGCCGCTCAGCGTGCCGTCGTCTTCGAGCTTCCTCGGCGAGAAGGACGCCGGGCTGTTCCCGGTGACGAGGTAGGTCTCGTTCTCCTTGAGGATCACGAGGCCGGAGTTCGCCGAAGCGATGGCCCGGATGGGCTCGTTGACCGTGGACGAGCTGGTCACGTCGTCCCAGTCCCCGTCGAAGTCCGCGAGGTCGGTGATCTCGGGGTCGTTGATGTCGCTGAACCAGAGCCGCGTCGTCTTGTCAAGCACGGCCCCGTTGTTTGCGAACCACTGACGCCCCGCGTAGGTCGCGTTGAGGAAGCCGACCTTCTGCGTGCTCGCAGTCGTGCTGATGCTGAAGTCCGCATCCGCGCGGATCGCGATGTACTTGTCCTCTGCCATCGCCACAGCCGCATTCGCGGTAAGGGTCAGGCTGATCTCAGTCGTGACCGACAAGACCTTGCCGACAAACGCCATGTCTCGCGCGCGGTAGATCTGCCAGGTGCCCGTGCTGAGCCCGTCGGACGAGAACTTGGTCTTGCCGCCCGTGACCGTGGCGCTTGACGTGTCCACCGTGATGTAGCCGACGCCGACCTTCGGGGCGAAGCCCCTCAGCGCCTGGAACGTCGCGGCCTTCGCGGTGACGTTGTAGGGGCTGACAGAGTCGAGCGTGATGCTCGTGTCGGAGTTGACCGAGCGCACGAGGCCGATGAGGGCGTTCGTGTACGGCTCGTCGGTGTTCGCGAAGAGCCACATACCGGCGACCACGTTGGCGGTGAAGCCGCTCGGCGCAGTGAGCGCCGCGGAGCCGCGCGCAACCGTGACTGAGCCCGCGCTGTAGTTCGCGCGGTTCGCGCCCATCCAGAGCGCGAGGCCCTGGTTCGGGCTGTTCGCGTCATAGGAGCTGGAGACGCCGATCCACGCCCCGCCGTTGAGCGAGGGCTTGATGTCCACATTGCGGTACTGCTGTCCCGGCGTCAGGGGAGTAGTCGGGAGCGGGTGCGGCCAGGCCAGGTCGGCCTGCACAGCTGTGACGTCGTCGCTCAAAACGCTGAAGTAGCCGTTCGAGTTGTCGCCGTTCAACACCCCGTACTTGTCGATGCCTTGCGGGTTCAGGGTCATGGCGAGCCCGGAGCCCTTGCGTGTGAGATTGGCGATGCCCGTGACCTTCCGCAGCGGGCCGCGACGGCGCGTCAGGCCGGGGTAGTCAACCAGCCCGTCCTGAATGTACTGCGCCTCAGTGTCGTCAAGCTCCGATGCCGGAAGGGCGAGGTTCATTCCGCCCGGAGATCCTTCAAACGTCTCCGTCAATACGGACATCGCCCACCTCCTTAGTCGTCGTAGCCGTAATCGTCGATGTCGATGACGTGGACGTAGTCGGCCTCGTCATGCTGCAGGGCGATGAGCGCCTCCGTCATCTGCGCGATACCGTTCTCGGCCTTGGCCTCGAAGCGCGCGGCGACGTCGTTGTCATCGTCCAGGTCGGCCAGGTTGGCCACTGTGCGGAACTCCCACGCCTCGTGGAAGTCCGGCGGGAGCAGGATCTGAGCCTCGGTCGAGTTCTCGTTGATGACCGGGGCCGTACGCAGGTACCGAAGACGCAGCGTCTGCGTAGAACTCGGTATCGGCCAGAGGTTCAGCTGCGTGCCGACGAAGTAGTAGTAGAGCGGCGTCCCGGTCTCGGTGAGGTCGAACTGCTCCTCCATGTCGTCGGTTCGCTTGAAGCGAATCCGCCGCGGCTGGGTTGCGCTGTTGTCCATGATCTTCATCACGGCCCGCAGGTCGGAGAGGCTCGTCGTGGGGGTAGCGCTCGACCCGTTGAACGCGAGCGTCTTCGTGGTTTCGAGAAACGGCCACGTCTTCCGCTGCAGGATGCTTCGGAGAGCCGCCTGCATCGCGTTCACCTTCGTCGTTGTGTCGGTGTCCGTGAACCCGTAGGCGTTCAGGATCGCGATGAGTGCAGGCGCGTCCATGTGCCTTATTCCCTGTAGAGCCCGCGCGCGCCAGTAGCGGCGTTCGGGGCCGCACCGCCGTGCGTGACTTGGTCGGTGGCGGGGTTGTAGAACATGCCGTTACCGAGATCGACGAGCCCGTTGCTCCCTGCGTCCTGGACTAGGCTCGGGAGCCTGCCCTCGTTCATCTGAGGGAGACCTCCGGGCGTGGCCGGAGGCGTGAAGGTGCTGTCGCCATAGCCGGGCGGCGGCGTTCCTTGCGCTTGAGCAGGCATGGCCGGAGCGCCCACGCCGGGCATGGTCGGGTCATTCGGAGCGATAGGCGTTCCGCCCGTGATCGCCTGCGGTGTGCGCGAGAACGGATCTGCGCCTACGCCGCCACCCATTCCGGGATGGCCGATAGGAGCGCCAGGCCCGCCGCTGAACTCGCCCTGTCCCGGCTGGCCGCCGATGCCCAGGCGCGCGAGGATCGAGCTGAGGACGTTCCCGCCGTGCGTTGAAGGCGGTCGGAAGCTTGTGGCCCCACGGAAGGTGCGGCCTGCATCGCCGCCTGCGAGAGCGTTGTGCCCGGCCGATTGCGGCATCGGGACGTTGCGACGGCCCTGCATGGCGAGCTTCGCCATCAGCTGCTTGCGCCGCTGGTCAGGCCCTCGTGGATCCTGTGGTGCGAAAAGTGACATTACGGTGTTTCTCCCTTCGGGCTAGGTACGAAAATGCGCGGGCTGGGGTGTGCACCCATCTTGCGGTGACCCCACTCCAGCGCTTCGGCTGCGTGACCGGAGGCTTCGCTGGCTACTCGGCGACCTTCCGCCTGAGCCAGCTCCGTCTTGCGGGTGATCTGCCTCACGATCTCCGCGCCGTTGCGACGCACGTCAGATTCGTAGAGGCGCTTCTTGATCTGCTCCGGAGCAGGCAGCTCGATACCGAGCCCGAACACCGGGAATGGTCGGCCCTCGGGGCCGCGCTTCAGGAGGACGACCCACTCGCCCGTCTGCTCGTGCCGACCGATGGTGAGGTCGTCGTCGTACTCCTCGACGGTCTTGAGAGCCGTACGCATGTGCGCCGGGACGAGGCCCTGCCCCGGCAGCCAAAGCTGCGAAGCAGTCAGGTCTGTGACGTTCATGATCCTCCTTGGCGGTTGCGGACGTAAAAAGAACCCCGGCCAGGCCAGGCCACGAGGGCGCGGCCCAGCCGGGGAAGCTCGTCAGTCCCAGTGGGACGACGAGTAGGAACGATGGTGCTTAGACGCCGTTCGTGTCCGTGATGCCGGTGATGACGTTCGACGTGTTGCGCCGGTCAGCGCCCAGGTTGGCGTACTTGAAGAGCGCCGTCTGGAATGCGTCGATGTCGTTCACCCAGCGCACCGTGAGACCGTCCTTCGAGAGGAAGTCCCAGTCGGCCGGAGAGAACATGCGGATGTGCTTCTTGTGCGGGATCAGCACCTGGCCCCACGGCGCGAGCCGGTCGGGGTAGAGCTTGATCGGCACACCGTTGGCAGCGAAGCTGACCTCAGAGAACCCGCCCGCGAATTCGTTCGTGTTAACGAACTGGACGAGTGCCTTGAAGTCGCCGGTCTCGAACAGACGCCGGACGATGCCCGGAGTCGTGATCGCGACAACCTCGCCCGGCTTGGCACCAGCTGAAGCGGAGCGGTTCCACTCCTGCATCAGCGTGGACAGCGAGATCGTGCCGCCCGTGGTGTTACGCAGGTTGTCCCAGTACGAGTTACCCGCGGATGCGGCGTTGATGCCGCCGAGGGTGTTCGCAGCGGTCGGCAGGATCTTCTGCAGACCAGCGTCCATCTCGCGAAGCGCGTACGAGGTCGAGGGGCCAGCGTTACCGAACCTGTAGATCGCGTCACCAGCGTTGGTCGTCACGTTCGCACCAGAGATGGTGATCGAAGGCGTCGCCAGGTTGATGTCCGTGATCGTGCGGTTCGTGAAGTTGGCCTGCGGGTTACCAGCGACGGGGCCGGAGTCGATGACCATGTTGATGTAGAGGAATCCCTTTGAGATCGCCTCTGCACTCTGCAGGGTCAGGACAACGCCAGCGCCGTTGGCTGCCGTGGTAGCGACGGCACCGTTACCGGGGCCGTAGATCTGCCGCGCGAAGTCGAGGGCGAGGTCGTCCCGAAGGCCGTCCAGCTCTGACTTCATCGCGGTTAGGAAAGCGCCAGCAGAGCTGCGCGTCTTGTGAATCGACTGGCCTGAGACCTGCGCGCGACCGTAATGGTACGCGAGGTCAAACGAGGCCTGGGCATAGCCCTGTGCTCCTGCCACCGGGAGGGTCTCAAGCTCACCACGAGCACCGACGCCGCTTGAGCGAAGGTTGTGGAGAGGCAGCTTGGCTGCGAGGCCTTCCAGGTTCTCAGAAGAAGTTCCCAACAGCTGTTGAACGAGGATCTCGTTGTTCAGCTGGCTCTGGACGGGGCCCAGATAGAAGTTCTTCATGATGTTCGACAGGGTGGTGAGTGTTGCACCAGCCATTGTTCGGTCGAACTCCCTTGGGTTGTGAGGATGCGGATCTCACGCCCCGGCGGATAAGCGAGAGTTAAAACCCGTCCAACGTGTCGATGCCCTGCTCAGCGAGTGCTCCGAGTGCGGCTTTGAGACCTGCGTCCAGATCCTCGCCAAGTGACTCGGGTACCTCACTGATGCCGGTGCCCGACACTGAACCGGGCGTTACTTCGGTGTGTGCCTGCTTCTGCGCGAGCCACCGATCAACCAGTTGCTGGCCGATCTGTTCGTACCGTGTCTGCGCCTGGAGCAGGTTGCCATCGAAGTAGGCAGCTAGCTCGTGAATGCCATCCATGTCGGCTTCCGTGTAGTGCGGGTTAGCCTGCAGGATCGACATCTCCTGCCGCTGGAGTTCACCAGCGACTGCCATCTGCCAGTTCGCCATCGCTTCGGCTTCCTCGCGCGCCTGAGCCTGCTGCTCGAACGAGTCGAGACGAGACTGTTGGGCTTCGAGGGCCGCCGCGATTGGCGCAAGCTCCGGATCTGACCTCAACGCGGTTAGGTCAAGCGCGGGGGCTTCCCCCTGCGCGCCTGCGACCTCGGTCTCGATGCGCTTGGCTGCTTCCGTATTCGCCTGAGCGGACGTAAGTCCCTGCGCCTGGAGGTGCGTTGAGAGTTCCGCGTGGAACTCCTGAAGGTACTTCGGATCCTGTAGAGCCTGGTACAGCTCGGTCGCCTGACGCGCAACCTGCGGGTCGAGGCCGTCGAACTGCTTGCGCTGTTCGGCGAGCGCCTGAGTCTTGCGTGTCCATTCGCCCTGCAGTTGCTTGACGAACGGAGCAAGCTCCGGGTGCTCGGCGATCAGCTGGTCGGGATTGACCGATCCATCGAACAACGGAGTGTCCGCAGCCGGAGCGGGCGTGTCAGACAGCGATCCGTCCGGCAGGATGAACTTTCCTGACGCGGGATCGCGGAGCTGTGACGCTGCGTGGTGCGGTTGTACTCCGGCCTCGGTGGCCGTTCCCTCGGGAGTCGCCGGAGTCGGGGTAGCCTGCTCGGGAACCGCCGGGGCGTTTTCCGCCTCGATTGCGTTTCCGAGTGCTGCCTCCGCTTCCGCGAACGACATCTCTGATGCTGCTTCGGACAAAGTGGTTTCTCTCCTCTCAGAGTCCCTTCCGGGCTGCTCTGTTAGTGGACGGTTTAGGGTGTTAGAGACTTGGTCTCTACGATTTCGGCGTCAATGATCTCGCCGTCGCGCGAGGCTGACATCGCGATTAGCTCCGATGCGAACCCGCGCATTAGCTCCCGCGCCTCTTCGGCGTCCGGGAGGTGGTGCTGATGCTCAACGCGCCTGACGTCCAGGCCCTGAGCCGTGTTCAGCTTGTCGGTCAACATGCCGGAGAGGGCGGTCAACTCCGCGAGCCGCATGCTCTTGCTCCGGTCGTCAACCATCTCCTCAGCACGCAGCAGCGCCTTGTTGCGGATGCGCTGTGCGTCAGCGATGAAGTCTTGCGACACCTCCGCGACCACGTCGGCCGAGGGCGGGCCCTTCTCGCTGAAGTCCTTCTTCCACTGTCGAACGGTGGACTCGGGGTAACCCGACTCGCGCGCGGTGCGCTTGACGTTACCCGCGTGGACTTGGAGGAGCACGTACACGGCGGCCTTGTCAGCTTCCGTGTACTTGCTCGCCCCCGCCATTACTTGCCTCCGCTCGGCTTCGCCGGGGGACGCTTCGCCGCGGCCAGCTTGGCCTGGTGCATCTCCTCGGCGTGCCTCATGCGCTGCTGGTGCTCGGCCTCGGCACGCGCATCGGCGTGACCGGAGGCGTCTTGCTGAGCCCCGTGCGTCTTCGACGCTGCGAGGGAGACCTCGTGGGCCGCCTTCGACATCGTCTTCGCATGCTGCTCCTGGTTATGAACCAGGGTCTGCATCTTCTCGGCGTCGGTGAACGGGTCGTTGCCCGCGTCATCCGCGTCCGCCTTGTCAATGCTGTCAGTGACCCACGTCTCCAGCGGCGGCTGTGCCACCGCTTCGTCGCTGACCTGAACCCCAGCCTCGCGAAGGATCTCCCCAGCGACCGGCGCACTTGACGTGGCCTTCATCTGGAGCGTGACCTTCGGCCGCTCGACGGGCGCACCCATCTGAGCAGACGCCTGAGCGATCTGCATGTTCATCTGCATCATCGCCGTGAAGCGCTGGCTGAATCGGTTCTGAGTAGCGGGGTCTAGGTTCTCGAACTCGACGGAGTCCATGAACTGCGTCAGGACGTCGAGGTGGACGCCCGGATCCTCGTGCGGCATCGGCTGAAGTGACGCCTGCTCCAGCATCTGCTGGATCAGTCCCATCTTCGTCTGCGGGTCTTCAGGCTGTCCGTCGCCATTGAGGTCTGCGTTCGGATCCTGCATCGCCTGCATCGCCTGCGCCTTCGCCTGTTCGAGCGCGAGAGGATTGAGGGGCGTGCCTTTCTTGAGCTTCTCGATGGTGCGGTACGCTTGCTCCTCCGCGGCCTGAGCCTTGGCCGTGAGGCCCGTCAGGTCGGCGGTGTCCATGTACCGCATCGCCGTGCGCTGGTCGATCAAGCGGTTCTCCAGCATGAAGCCGATGCGTGACTGCTTGCCCGCCCGCGTGCGAGGTAGGCCGGAGCCCGCCTCTGCCTGGAACGAGAAGCCGCCCGCGAGGTCAGCGTTGCGGAACTTCTTGACCTGCACCGCGCCGTTGGAGCCCTTGATCTTGAGCAGGCGCTCCTCGACGTAATACTGCTGCGCCAGCTTGGCCATTATCATCCCCGCGCGCACGAGCGCGCTTTCGAGGCGCTGCACGGTGGGACTGAGCTGGTCGGCTACCGACTCCTGAATGATGTCGATCCCGTCCGCGTTGTCGATGCGGGCCGGGAGCTGGTCACGCTGGTTCGGCATCCGGTTGAAGTAGCGGTCGAGCCGCCGCTCCTGCTCCTGCAGATGCTCGAAGACGTAGCCCGGCAGATCCGGGATCTTGCGCCATTCGGGGACTGCCCCGTTGATCGGGTTGAAGTAGAACGTGCGGCCAGGCTCACTCGTGATGCGCTCCGAGATGCTGCCCGTCGGGGCAAGCAGCTGCGGCCGCATCGTAAGGTTCTTGTGCTCCATGACCTGGGAGATCGTCCGGTTGATGTCCTTCTGGATCGGCCGCGTAGCGGTCGTCACAGGGATGTCAAGCGGACTGTTCGGCCTCTCCAGACCGGGGAACTTCACGATGGGAAGCTCGTCAAACGGGAACGGCCACGCTGTGTCAGAGAGGATGATGTCCGGCCCCTCGACCCAGCAGACGTACCGGCCCTTCGGGAGCGCGGGGCTCTTCGCGAAGAAGCCGTGGAAGACGCGCCGAACGGACTTCGAGCGGTCGTTCTCCTGCGAGAGGCCTGAGAGATTCAGGGACTCATCGCCGGGGATCGCATCCGGCCCGAGATCCTTCGCCTTCGGCCACCGTGCGGCAGCCTCCTCCGGCGACATGTTCTCGATGACGAACGCGTACTTCGCGTCCTCGAACGTCGGCGCGGCCGGGTCGAGCAGTACGTTCTCACCGGGCAGCACCTTGATGGAGATGTCTCCGACCGAAACCGTCTTCGTGAACTGCTTGACGACTTCGTCGGGATCGTGGCCTTGCTGCTGCGCGGCTTCGCGCAGCGAGTCGCGGTAGATGTCGAGGTTGTCGTCCGACCACATCGGGCCGACGAGCGCCTGACCGTCGGGGCCGACCATGTACGTCATGGACTTCCCGGCGAGCGCGTCCCACTGGATGAACCAGTACCCCTGCGAGAGCGCAGCGTTGTTGAGCGCGCTCTGCAGCTTGCTCGTCAGGTACATGGTGCTCCACCAGTAGTCCCAGAGGGCGGTGCCCATCTGCGCGGACTTCAGGTCGCTGTCGCTGCCTGAGTCCGGCGTTGCCGCGATGATCGGGCGGTTCTTCGTGAGCTGGGCGACGTAGTGGTTGACGCCCGGAAGGATCTGGTTGTTCGTGAGGCGCACCTTGTAGTGGGGCTTGTCGCCCTCGTCGGTTGCCTCGGTCTCCAGTCGGCCGCCGCTGCCGTACGCCTTGTTCCAGTACGAATACTGGTTCCCCTTGTAGAACTCGCGGTTCAAGACCCAGTCGATCTTGTCGCGGTGCCGGAGGTTATCCAGCTCGCGCCGCTTCTCGGCGAGGTCTTTTGCCTCTCGCAGGTCGCGTACGCCGCGGTACTGGGGATTCGGGGTGTCAGCCAACTGTCACCTCCTTCGCTACTCGATGATGTCGCGCTCGGGCGCGGCCTTGAGTTTTTCCTTGGCCGCCTGGTACTCGAACTCGGAGATCATTCCCGACTGGCGCATGGCTTCGATCTGCTCCTCCTCATCGCTGAGGAAGTTGCCCAACTCCAGCTCCACGCCGTCCATGTTCTCCAACGTCTTGAAGCGGGGCTGCAGAGCCGCGGCCATGCCGACGGTTGTCGTCGCCATACCTACCTGTGCGCGCAGGTACTCGATCTGCTCGATCAGGACCTGCACCATGCGCTCGCGCTCTGCGAGCGTCTCCCGCAGGAGACGCTCAACGGTACTCGTGCGGACGAGGCCGAACATTAGACCGCTTTCCAGGCCGTGTGCGTGCCGGACTGCGAGACCGACGTGTTGACGGCCGCGCCACCGGGAGTGAGCGACACCTGGAAGCTGTTAGCTCCGAAGCCCGCCGCGATGACGTAGTACACGACTCCGGCCGAGAGGCCGGTCGGGAGCGCGCTGGTCGTGGTGAGCTTGATGGCGCTCCCCACAGACAGGCCGTGCGCGGTCAGCGTGAATACGCCCGGTGAGGCGATGGTGACGGTGAACTGCCCGACCTGAACCGAGCCCTTCGGTACGAGCGTGAGAACCTGCCCGACGAGTTGTAGTTCGTGCCCCGTTACGTCGGCTACCCGCTCCAGTTCAGCGATTCGCTGCGCGGAAACGGATACGGAGGTGATATGCGCCACCTCGCCGGAGGCAACGTACGTAAGGCCACCCGAACGCTTGTCGAGATGGTCTTGGATGTGCGTGTTGATGGCCATGCCCTTCCTCTCGTGTGCTTAGCCCTCCGAGCCCGTCTCGGGATCGTAGGATCGGTTCTTGTCCTTGCTGTTCTGGATCTGCAACCAGGCCTGCTCCTCCAGCGAGCCGCCTTCGGCATCACCGGGGAAGAGGTCTACGTGCGGCATCATCGGGAGCAGAACTCCCGCGGAGCCGAGCGCGATCTCAACGGCGTCCAGGAGGTCGTCGTCCCCGTTCTTCTTCTCGGGGTCGTACGACACCCACTGGTCGATGAACTCGCGGTGCTCCTTGTTGATCCGGACGGTGCCGATCTTGAAGAGCGGCCCCAGCCCGAGGATGCGGTCTTCCTTCTTCCCCTTCGACATCACTGCCGTTACGGGCGGAAGGCCCTGCATGCGCGCCGTCATCTGCATGAGCGCGCGCTGATACGCGTTCGACTCGATGCCGATGTTCTCCGGCCGCCACTTCAGGAACCACTCGCGAATCTTGTCGAGCTGATCCGGGAACTGGATCCTGTCAACGAAGTAGTCGATCAGGAACGCCTGGTCGCCTTGTCGGGTGATCCCGATGAGCGCCATGGCGAAGTGGTCGGCGGTGTCCGCGAGGCTGATCGCCGGGTCTACCCCGATGAAGAGCCGCAGGTCGTACCGCTGTCCGCTGTCGTCCATCGGCAGACCAACGTCGTCCGTCTGGATGTCGGGGTTTCCCCGCACCCAGAACTTGAGCCAGTCTCCGGGGAGGGCGATACCTGCCATCGCATCGAAGGACGCCATGAACTCTTGCCGGAACATCCACGGGTGGTAGTGCTCAAGGGCATAGTCCCACTCCGATCGCTTGAAGTAGGGGTTGTCGATGCTCGTGTACTCGACGCGGAACTGATTCAGGTCGAGTCGCGCGCGGTCGCTCCAGAAGAGCTTGTGGAACCAGTTCTTGCCGTTCGGCGTCGTGGTCGTGATGACCATGCCTTCCTTGTCGGCGAGCGCCGGGAAGACGACGTTCCACGCCTCCTGCGTCGTGATGAAGGCGGACTCATCAATCCAGAGGATGTCGAGGCCTGCACCGCGCAGTGACTGCGGATCGACGGCGGTCTTGAACTCGACACGCGCGAGCAGTTGCTCACCGGGGCCGAAGAACTCGAAGACCTTCTCCGTCTTGTTGTACGTGTAGTCCGTGTTCTTGACGAGCCCGGCCTGCCGGATCACGTCCATGAACGTGACGAGGCTCGGGCCTCCGAGCTTATGGTCTTTCGCTAGACCCCAGATCCACAGCGGGCGATCCGACTCGACACCGTGACGGTCTCGATGGAACTCTCGCGGATGGAGCGCGTAGAAGAGTGCCTCCCACGCTGCGCTCAGCGTCTTGCCTCCGCGTCGTCCGGCCACGAGGTGGCGGAAGCGCGCGAGGCCACCCCCGTTGCGCGCGGAGTGGAAGAGCATCTGCCAGATGTGCGGG